AATATCCTGAACAATCAGACTTTAATACCCCTTATGTTATAGTTACTTATGGAAAACCTTGGCATAGTAATGGTAATCCTTGGCATAGTGGGGATTTGGGAGGTACTACATTTATAACAGGATATATACACACTGGAAATTATAACTTTGATTATAATTATAAGTATAATGCATCTAGTGGAAGTTTTTTATATTTTGTTCTTACTAGCTATTGTGCAGTAGAGGGATGTTAAATTTTTTAAAATAAAAAAATGGGATCAGGAAATGTAAAAATATGGGTTGCGCAGAAGACAAATCCTTGTGTGTGTTATCTTTTTCAAAATGAGGATTCCATCTCATCTACCATATTATATGAACAATGTTCAAGTGGTCCAACAAGTGAAAACTTAAATGCAGCACAAGTAGTGAGAAGATGTATTATTAGTGGATCTAACCCTGAGTATACAGGTGGTGTTACAACAATTCTCCCTTGTTCAAGTATTGTTTCCTGTAGTTTTGATGATGATTGCGGCTATTGTAGTTAAAATAACTATCAGTTATCTAAAACCATTCATATTTATTGTGGATAAATTCTAACAATTTAGATGGCTAAAAATATACGTATTATACCTGAATCGGGCTCCGTTATTTTCATGCAAGACGGGCGTACCGAAAACCAATCAGTTCAATTTAAAATTAGTGGGTCTGATATATCAGGTAGCATTTCCATTACTAATAATAATGGTGTGGAAATTGCCAAAATTAATAATTATTATAGTGAAAATTCTGTATTACAGTTTGTTAGTGGTGGTTTAGTATTACAAAATGCCACTACTTCCTCTGTGGTTACTCCATATTCAGGACAAATAATAATTGATAATGGTTTAATATATGTTTATTATGATGGAATGTGGATAGCGGGTACATCCGGCACATCAGGTTCTTCAGGCACATCAGGTTCTTCAGGCACATCAGGAACTTCAGGATCAAGTGGATCATCAGGAACTTCAGGCACAAGCGGAACTTCAGGTTCCTCAGGTACTTCAGGTTCTAGTGGCACTTCGGGCACAAATGGTTCAAGCGGAACTTCAGGATCTAGTGGCACCTCAGGTACCTCAGGTAGCTCAGGAACTTCAGGTTCTAGTGGTACTTCAGGCACAAGTGGAACTTCAGGTTCAAGTGGCACAAGTGGTTCAAGCGGTACAAGCGGAAGCTCAGGAACCTCAGGAACAAGTGGTTCTTCAGGTTCTAGCGGAAGTTCAGGATCATCTGGTACTTCAGGAACTAGTGGATCATCTGGTACCTCAGGTACATCAGGAACCTCAGGATCAAGTGGTACTTCAGGATCAAGCGGAACTTCAGGCTCTAGTGGTACAAGTGGAACTTCAGGTACATCAGGATCAAGTGGTTCATCCGGAACATCAGGTGTAAGTGGAGACTTATATAGAACAACTTCAACTACTTCATTCACTTTAGGTAATTCAGGTACAATAGTAGTAGGTACTGGCCTTGCTTATAGTCCAGCACAATCAATTATTGTTGTTTTTAATACAACCAACTTTCAAGAATGTGAGGTAGTTACCTATAATTCAGGAAATGGTAATTTACAATTTGCTTCCCCAACAAGGACAGTGGGTTCAGGAACATATAGTTCTTGGACAATAAATTTAGATGGTGCTTCTGGTGGTGATGGTTCTTCAGGTACAAGCGGTACTTCAGGTTCATCAGGAACTTCAGGTTCAAGTGGCACTTCAGGTTCCTCAGGTACTTCAGGTTCATCAGGAACCTCAGGTACAAATGGCACTTCAGGTTCTTCAGGCACATCCGGAACTTCAGGATCAAGTGGTACAAGTGGAAGCTCAGGTTCATCAGGTTCTTCAGGTTCTTCAGGCACAAGCGGTACATCAGGTTCATCAGGAACCTCAGGTACAAGTGGTACTTCAGGTTCATCAGGTACTTCAGGTTCTTCAGGTACTTCAGGTTCAAGTGGCACTTCAGGTTCTTCAGGTACTTCAGGCACTTCAGGTACTTCAGGAACTTCAGGTTCATCAGGAACCTCAGGCATAGATGGTACTTCAGGTTCATCAGGAACATCAGGTTCAAGCGGCACAAGTGGTTCTTCAGGAACTTCAGGAACTTCAGGATCAAATGGATCGTCAGGAACTTCAGGCACAAGCGGAACTTCAGGATCTAGTGGTACATCAGGTTCATCAGGATCTAGTGGTACTTCAGGATCAAGTGGAACTTCGGGTACAAATGGTTCAAGCGGAACTTCAGGTACATCAGGTTCATCAGGAACTTCAGGATCAAGTGGTACATCTGGTACTAGTGGATCAAGTGGATCATCAGGTTCATCTGGTAGCTCAGGTACTTCAGGTTCATCAGGAACTTCAGGTAGCTCAGGTACTTCAGGAACTTCAGGTTCTTCAGGAACATCAGGTTCATCAGGTTCATCAGGTTCATCAGGTACATCAGGTTCATCAGGTACATCAGGTTCATCAGGTACATCAGGATCTTCAGGTGCTGCAGGTACATCCGGTTCAAGCGGTACTTCAGGTTCATCTGGTACATCAGGATCAAGTGGTACTTCAGGTACAAATGGAACTTCAGGTTCAAGTGGTACTTCAGGTTCATCAGGTTCTTCAGGTTCTTCAGGTACAAGCGGTACATCAGGTTCATCAGGAACATCAGGCACAAGTGGCACTTCAGGTTCTTCAGGAACTTCTGGAACTTCTGGTAATTCTGGTACTTCAGGAACAAGCGGTTCAAGTGGAACTTCAGGTAGTTCTGGTACTTCAGGAACAAGCGGTTCAAGTGGAACTTCAGGTAGTTCAGGCACATCAGGTTCATCAGGAACTTCAGGTAGTTCAGGTACATCAGGTTCATCAGGTGTAAGTGGTGATTTATATAGAACAACTTCAACTACAAGCTTTACTTTAGGTAATAGTGGTACTATAACAGTAGGGACTGGTTTAGCTTATAGTGTTGCCCAATCAATTATTATTGTTTACGATATAAATAATTTCCAAGAGTGTGAGGTAATATCATATAATTCAAATACAGGAGCATTACAATTTGCCGCTCCAACTAGAACAGTAGGTTCAGGTACTTATACTTCTTGGACAATTAATTTAGATGGTGCCTCAGGGGGCGATGGTTCATCCGGAACCTCAGGAACTTCAGGTTCTTCAGGCACTTCAGGTTCTTCAGGTACATCAGGAACTTCAGGATCAAGTGGTACAAGTGGAAGCTCAGGTTCATCAGGTTCATCAGGAACCTCAGGCACAAGTGGCACTTCAGGTTCTTCAGGAACTTCGGGTACTTCAGGTTCAAGCGGAACTTCAGGTTCAAGCGGTACAAGTGGTTCTTCAGGAACTTCGGGCACAAATGGTTCAAGCGGAACTTCAGGTACAAGTGGTTCAAGCGGAACATCAGGTACTTCAGGTTCTTCAGGCACATCAGGAACTTCAGGTTCAAGCGGTACAAGTGGTTCTTCAGGAACTTCGGGCACAAATGGTTCAAGCGGAACTTCAGGTACATCAGGTTCATCAGGAACTTCAGGTACTTCAGGAACATCAGGTTCATCAGGTTCATCAGGTTCATCAGGTTCATCAGGTTCATCAGGTACTTCAGGTACAAGTGGTACATCAGGATCAAGTGGTACAAGCGGAAGCTCAGGTTCATCAGGTTCTTCAGGTTCATCCGGTACTTCTGGAACATCAGGATCTTCTGGAACTAGTGGTACTTCAGGTACTAATGGTACAAGTGGTACATCAGGTTCTTCAGGAACTTCAGGTTCAAGCGGTACAAGTGGTTCTTCAGGAACTTCGGGCACAAATGGTTCAAGCGGAACTTCAGGTTCCTCAGGTTCAAGTGGTACATCAGGTACTTCAGGTTCTTCAGGCACATCAGGTACTTCAGGTTCTTCAGGAACATCAGGTACTTCGGGTTCAAGTGGTTCAAGTGGAACTTCTGGTTCTAGTGGAACAAACGGTTCATCAGGTACAAGCGGAACTTCAGGTTCATCAGGTTCTTCAGGTACTTCAGGTTCTTCAGGAACATCAGGTTCATCAGGTACTTCAGGTTCCTCAGGTTCCTCTGGCACATCAGGTACTTCAGGAAGTTCAGGTTCAAGTGGATCTTCAGGTTCATCAGGAAGTTCAGGATCAAGTGGTACTTCAGGTTCCTCAGGTACTTCAGGAAGTTCAGGAACTTCTGGTTCAAATGGAACAAGTGGTTCAAGTGGAACTTCAGGTTCTTCAGGAACTTCAGGTACAAATGGCACTTCAGGTTCTTCAGGAACTTCAGGTTCCTCAGGCACAAGTGGTACATCAGGTACATCAGGTTCATCAGGTACATCAGGTTCATCAGGTACATCAGGTAGCTCAGGAACTTCAGGTTCAAGCGGAACTTCAGGTACTTCAGGTACAAGTGGTTCAAGCGGAACTTCAGGTTCAAATGGAACTTCTGGTTCTAGTGGTACCTCTGGTTCTTCCGGAACAAGTGGTACTTCAGGCACAGGTGGTTCAAGTGGAACTTCAGGTTCCTCAGGTTCAAGCGGTACATCAGGCACTTCAGGTTCCTCAGGCACTTCAGGTACTTCAGGATCAAGTGGTACATCAGGTTCTTCGGGTTCATCAGGAACAAGTGGTTCAAGCGGTACAAGTGGATCATCAGGCACAAGCGGAACTTCAGGTACTTCAGGCACAAGTGGTTCAAGCGGAACATCAGGAACTTCGGGTTCATCAGGTAGTTCAGGATCAAGTGGTTCAAGTGGAACATCAGGATCAAGCGGCATAAGTGATAGATATTTAACTGCTGCTACCGGATCCTTTAATATAACAACAGCAAGTTCAGGTTCAACAGGTGCTGTAACAGCAAGTGCTAGTTTAGCATATTCTCCTGTTCAATCAATTATTATAGTAGCTTCTCAATCATTATCAAATTATGTTGAAGCAGAAATTTCATCTTACAACTCTAACACAGGAGTAATTAATTTCACAGTAATAAACAAATATGGTAGTGGAACATTTATAAACTGGACAGTTAACCTAGATGGTGCTTCTGGTGGTAATGGTAGCTCAGGTACCTCGGGAACTTCAGGTACAAGCGGAACTTCAGGTTCCTCAGGTTCAAGCGGAACTTCAGGTACAAGCGGAAGTTCAGGCACTTCAGGTACTTCAGGTTCAAGCGGTACAAGTGGTTCTTCAGGTACTTCAGGATCTAATGGTACGTCCGGTTCCTCAGGTACATCAGGTTCAAGTGGAAGTTCAGGAACAAGCGGAACTTCAGGTTCAAGCGGAACAAGCGGAACTTCAGGTTCAAGTGGAACAAGCGGTTCATCAGGCACAAGCGGAACTTCAGGTTCAAGCGGTACAAGCGGAACTTCAGGTTCATCAGGTTCTTCAGGAACATCGGGCACAAGTGGTTCAAGTGGTACAAGTGGTACTTCAGGTACAAGTGGTACATCAGGTTCAAGTGGCACATCAGGTACTTCAGGCTCTAATGGTTCATCAGGTACTTCAGGAACTTCAGGTTCCTCAGGCACAAGTGGTACATCAGGTACTTCAGGAACTTCAGGTACAAGCGGAACAAGTGGTTCCTCTGGCACCTCCGGAAGTTCAGGTTCAAGTGGTACATCAGGTTCTTCAGGTACAAGCGGTACATCCGGTTCCTCAGGTACATCAGGTACTTCAGGTACTTCAGGTTCATCAGGAAGTTCAGGATCAAGTGGATCATCTGGTACTTCAGGTACATCAGGATCAAGTGGTTCAAGTGGATCTTCAGGTTCATCAGGAAGTTCAGGATCAAGTGGATCCTCTGGCACTTCAGGACAAAAAGGAGGAGTACCTTATAATTTCTCTACAAGCACAACTGATTCTGATCCAGGAGCTGGAATATTAAAATATAATAGTAGTAGTCCTGATTTAGTAACAGCTATTTATATAGATAATGTTGATCAATTAGGTAATTCTCAAACTGCTTGGTATGATACTTGGGATGATTCAACAACAACCTCAGCAAGAGGTGTCATCACCATATATAGCAGGGATACAGGTACAGTTGTTAATCAATTCCAAGTAACAGGAGCAGTAATTGCTGATTCAGGTTATTATGAAATTCCTGTTTCTTATATTAGTGGTACTTTACCATCTAATGGAGCTTTATTAGCAGTTCAATTTAGTAGAACAGGTAATACAGGCGCCAAAGGTGCTACAGGTGCTACAGGTTCAACTGGTCCTACAGGCCCAACTGGTCCAACAGGTCCTACAGGTCCTCAAGGTGCCAAAGGTGCTACAGGTGCTACAGGTTCAACTGGTCCTACAGGCCCAACTGGTCCAACAGGTCCTACAGGTCCTACAGGAGCCCAAGGTAATAAAGGACAAAAAGGAGAAATAGGTTCAACAGGTCCTACAGGTCCTACAGGAGCCCAAGGTAATAAAGGACAAAAAGGAGAAGTAGGTGCTCAAGGTGCTCAAGGTAATACTGGTCCTACAGGCCCTCAAGGTGCCAAAGGTGCTACAGGTTCAACTGGTCCTACAGGCCCAACTGGTCCAACAGGTTCTACAGGTCCTCAAGGTAATAAAGGACAAAAAGGTGAACTTGGTCCAACAGGTCCTCAAGGTAATACTGGTTCTACAGGTCCCACTGGTCCTACAGGTCCAACTGGCCCAACAGGTCCTACAGGTCCTACAGGAGCCCAAGGTAATAAAGGACAAAAAGGAGAAGTTGGTGCTACTGGTCCTCAAGGTAATACTGGTCCTACAGGCCCTCAAGGTGCCAAAGGTTCTATTGGTGCTACTGGTCCTCAAGGTAATACTGGTCCTACAGGCCCTCAAGGTGCCAAAGGTTCTATTGGTGCTACTGGTCCTCAAGGTCCTCAAGGTAATACTGGTCCTACAGGTCCTCAAGGTGCCAAAGGTGCTACAGGTGCTACAGGTTCAACTGGTCCTACAGGCCCAACTGGTCCTACAGGTCCTCAAGGTAATAAAGGACAAAAAGGAGAAGTAGGTGCTCAAGGTGCTCAAGGTAATACTGGTCCTACAGGCCCTCAAGGTGCCAAAGGTGCTACAGGTTCAACTGGTCCTACAGGCCCAACTGGTCCAACAGGTTCTACAGGTCCTCAAGGTAATAAAGGACAAAAAGGTGAACTTGGTCCAACAGGTCCTCAAGGTAATACTGGTTCTACAGGTCCCACTGGTCCTACAGGTCCAACTGGCCCAACAGGTCCTACAGGTCCTACAGGAGCCCAAGGTAATAAAGGACAAAAAGGAGAAGTAGGTGCTCAAGGTGCTCAAGGTGCTCAAGGTAATACTGGTCCTACAGGCCCTCAAGGTGCTCAAGGTAATACTGGTCCTACAGGTCCAACAGGTCCTCAAGGTAATAAAGGACAAAAAGGTGAACTTGGTCCAACAGGTCCTCAAGGTAATACTGGTCCTACAGGCCCTCAAGGTCCACAAGGTGCTCAAGGTAACACAGGTCCTCAAGGTAACAAAGGTAACTCAATAGCTAATAACGTATCAGCTTTAGGTGTTAATACTCCTGCTGGTCCAACAGGTGATATTAGAGCTACTGGTGAGATTACAGCGTATTACTCAGATAGAAGACTTAAGGATAACATAAAAGTAATAGACAATGCTCTTGATAAATTAGCTACATTAACAGGTATAACTTATACCCATAATGAATTAGCAGCAAGTTTTGGATACGATACAAGAAATAGAATTGTCGGTGTATTCGCAGATGAATTAGAAGCAGTATTACCAGAAGCTGTTAGATTAGCTCCGTTCGATACAGAATATGTTGAAGACGAAAATGGTAATAAAATTGAAAAATCAAAATCTGGTGAGAATTTCCGCACAATAATGTATGAAAAAATTGTTCCTTTATTAATTGAAGCTGTTAAGGAATTAAAAGCTAAAGTTGAAAGACTTGAAAATAAGTAATATAAATAATTAAAAGAAGTGAAGCGACCAATTTTGGTCGCTTCCTTTTTTATATTTATATTTATACGATAAATTAAGTTATGTATAAATTTGAACAAAACATTGCCTCAGATCCTTTAGAATGGTATTGGTTTAAAAATGGTTTTTCCTTTGATGAAGTAGACCATATTGTAGCTGAATCAGTTAATTGGGGCTTAACTACAGCAGGTATTACAGATGCCGGTGTTGTAAATAATGAAATGAGAAAAAGTGCAGTAGCATGGATTCCTCAAGTTAATGGTTATAAATGGATTTATAATAAACTAGGAGGAATGATTCAAGAAGCCAATAATGCTCTTTGGAAATTTAATCTTTACTCAATGAATGAAATGATCCAATACACTGAATATTATCAGGATGGTGGACATTATGATTATCATTTAGATATAGGGGGCGGATATCCATTAAATCAAAGAAAAATTAGTATTACTGTTCAACTTACAGGACCGGATGAATATTCAGGTGGTGATTTTCAAATTTTAAGAGGTAAAAATCCAGAAGATCTTCCTAAATTAAAAGGATGTGTTTTAGTATTTCCTTCTTATTTATTACATAGAGTTACTCCTGTAACACAAGGCACTCGTAAATCATTAGTATTATGGGTTGGAGGAGATAGTTACAAATAATATGAAACTAAATATTTTATTTCATATAGGTTATTATAAAGATTTATTTTCTCCATTAGATAGAGAATTAGGAGGAACTGAACAAGTTCTGCTTAATACAATAAAATACTTAGCTAAAAACGAATACAACGTTTATGTAACAGGAGACGTTGCTGAAATGACATATGATGATGTAACCTATCTTAATAGAGACTTACTTTGGAAAGTTTCAAGGAAATATGATGTCGTTATTGGGGTGGGTTACATTAATTTTTTACTTGATATAGAACACAAAGTAAATTATCATAAAGCTTATCTTTGGATTCATAATACAGAATATTATTCCTATTATAACGGTGAAATATTACCTAATGAGGGTAGAGATTTATTATCCAAATTATCAGGTTTAATTTGTGTTTCGGAATGGCATAAAAAACAAATATCAGAAAAATATAGTTACCCGTTAGATAAAATTAAAGTAATTTATAATAGTATTAATGTTACTAACTTTACTGAAGAAGAAAAAGTAAAAGATTCATTTATATATTCATCTCATCCTGAACGTGGATTAGATACTTTAATTGAACTTTGGGATTATATTAAAGATATAAAACCAAACGCTACATTAAAGGTGTTTTGCCCTAAATATGGTTTAGATGTATTTAATCAAATATATAAGAAACTAAATTTAAAGGACGTTCAATTTATTGGTAATGTTGATACAAAAACACTTCGCCAAGAATATAGTAAAGCAGAATATTGGTTTTACCCAACTCAATATAAAGAAACATTTTGTATAACTGCTATTGAAGCACAATTAGCCAGTTGTAAAATAATAACATCTCCAATAGGTGCGCTTCCTGAAATAATTAATGAAGCTGAATTTATTAAACATCCAGGAGAAAAATTAGGAATTTATCTTGATAAAATTAAGGTAATAGATTTTATAACAAATAATGATAGATTAACACGTAATAAGGCATATGCTTTTTTATTTAATATAGATGTTATTGGAAAAGTATGGAAAAACTTTTTAAATAGTTGTTATAATTTTGATTGTGTTTATATTATTTCACTTGATAAAACACCTGAATATAAAAAAGATGCTATTGAACGACTTAATGAAAGCGGAATCCAATATGAATCAATAGTATTTATTGATGGTATAGATGGTAGAAATCCAAACCCAGGATTTGAATTTAAACCTTGGGAGGGATGGAAAATATCAAATATAGAAGAATTGGAACCTTTTCGTAATGAGAAAAAATTTAAAACTAATGCGGATTGGTATTTAAGAGATGTTACTCCTGGAGAAATAGGATGCGTGTTATCTCATATTAAATGTTGGAAAGATGCTTATAAAAATGAATTTAATTCTGTATTAATATTAGAAGAAGATTTTTACCCAAATGAAAAATTTTCTCAAAATATAATTTCATTTATTCAAAATTGGGATTTAATTCATTTAGGTAGAAATTTAATGAGAGATTTACCTGAACAACAAATTAATGCTTATTTTACTCGTCCTTTATTCTCATTTAATGCTCATGCCTATGCTTTAAGTAAAAGAGGAGTAGAAATAATTATTAGTAAGCGTTTAGAGGAAAATTTAATTCCAACAGATGAATTTTTACCTACATTATATGATACACATTTAAGACCAGATGTAATTGAATTATTAAATAAACATGATAAACGTAAATTAAATGCTTATGCTACAAATGTAGAATATATAGTTCAAAAAAATAATAAATCACAAACTGAAAATATACATTTAGAACCTGTAATAGAACCCTTTAAAATAAAGATTATGGATAAAGAATATGCTCCGTTACATCCAGATTTATATCAATATTGGAATGATACGGCTGCCTGGCATAGAAAATTTTTAGTGCCTGGTATGATTAAAAAAGAATGGGAATTGTTTGTTGATGAAGACTTTGACGGAACATACCTTTATCCATTTTTTACTAAAGAATTTTGTACTAAAATTATTGAAGAAGCAGAACATGCTCAAGTGTGGACTTTTGCTCGCCATGAATTTTATCCTACAACTGATTTTGTATTAACTGAAATTGGCTTTGATAAAATATATTATGATTTGCTTTGGGAATTTGTTATGCCTATGGCAATACATAAGTTTGGATTAGAAGGTAAAGGATGGGACCAGCTACAAGCAGAAAATTTTCTAGCACGTTATACCCCTGATACTCAAGGGCATTTAAGCTTACACCATGATAGTTCTCATATTACTGCTTTAGTAAATTTATCTGAAAAAGATATTGATTATACTGGTGGTGGAACTTGGTTTTGGCGCCAAAAGAAATTATCTAGACCTCCACAAGGATGGATAAGTATACATCCAGGAAATATAACACATAAACACGGGGCTCGCCCTATTTTAAGTGGTAAAAGATATATAATTGTTTCATTTATGACAAATAAAGATTTTTAATTATGGGAATTATACAAGAAAAACCAACACAAGTTACTGATGAAGAATTACAAGAACTTAAGGACCTTCAACAGGCTAAACAAGCATTAATATATGCTTTAGGCGAACTTGAATATGAAAAATTACGGTTAGAATCGCAAAAACAATTATTAGAATCCCAATTTCATAAAGTTGTTCAAGGGGAATATGAAATATCTCAGCGTATATCTGAAAAGTATGGTGACAATAAAATAGATTTAAAAACGGGTAAATTAGAATCTATTAGTGTTTAATTTTTAAATATTTTTCATATATTTATTAATAGACAAAATCTAATTAAAACATGGCTGAAACTTTATTATCTCCTGGTGTATTAACTCGTGAAAACGACCAATCACAAGTAACCTCAGGTCCTATTGCCGTTGGTGCCGCTATTATCGGTCCCACAGTTAAAGGCCCAGTAGAAATACCAACTATAGTAACCTCATATTCTGATTATAAGAATAAATTTGGTGCTGCCTTTATCAGTGGTGGTGTAAATCTTGAATATCTAACTTCAATTTCTACATATAACTATTTCCAACAAGGGGGTGAATCATTATTAGTAACCAGAGTAGTATCTGGTTCTACTGCTGCTTATACTCCTGCAACGTCATCTCAGATTACTAATTTGGGTGGTAGCGCGGCTTCATTTGTTCTTGAAACACTTTCAGAGGGTGTTATTATGAATAACGCTACACAAAGTGGTGTTACAAATAAAACTTTATCTGGTGGTGCTTTAGCAAGTGGTTCAACTGATAACATTCGTTGGACAGTAACTAATGTTAATACAGGCTCAGGTACATTTAACCTTATTATTCGTCAAGGTAATGATACTCAAAACCAACAATTAGTAGTAGAAACTTGGTTAAACCTTTCATTAGACCCTAACGCAACAAACTACATTGAATATACAATTGGTAACCAAACTAAAAACCTTATTACTGATGGTGATGGTAATTTAAATGTCCAAGTTACTGGTTCATATATAAACCAAAGTAGATACGTTCGTGTATCAAATGTACCTAATCCAACTCCAAATTATTTATTAAATAATGGAACATTTAATTCTGCATATACTGCTTCATTACCTGCCGTAGGTTCTGGTTCTGAAGGTGGTGCCTTTGGTGGTGCTACAGGTCCTTTATTTGGAAATGGTACTACTGCTTCTCCTGGATTAAAAATGTTTGGTGATATTAATAGCGTAAATATTCAGGGATTATCAGGAAGTGATTATGCAAACGCAATTTCAGTTCTCTCAAATCCTGATGAATATGATTATGAATGGATTGTTTTACCAGGGGTTAACTACCAAAATGCTTCTACTCTTTTAAGTACATTAATGGCTAATTGTGAAAACAGAGGTGATACAATGGCCGTTGTTGATATGGTTAATTATGGTGCTGCTGTTTCAACTGTTAATACAGCTGCTAATAGCTTTGATTCATCATATGGTGCCACTTATTGGCCTTGGGTTCAAGTATTATCTCAAGAAACTGGTAAGTTAGTATTTGTTCCTGCTTCAACTATTATGGCTGGGGTTTATGCTTATAATGATAAAGTAGCAGAAACATGGTTTGCACCTGCTGGTTTCAATCGTGGTGGATTAAATGGTGTAATTCAAGCAGAAAGAAAATTATCACCTGCAGATCGTGATAGCCTATATATCAATAAAGTTAACCCAATAGCTACTTTCCCTGGACAAGGTGTTGTAGCATTTGGTCAGAAAACTTTACAATCTAAAGCATCAGCTCTTGATCGTGTAAACGTTCGTCGTTTATTAATTACATTAAAAGATTTCATTGGCCAAATAGCTAATAATTTAGTATTCGAACAAAATACAGCAACAACTAGAAATAAGTTCTTAAACCAAGTTAATCCATACTTAGAAAACGTACAACAAAAACAAGGTTTATACACTTATAAAGTTGTAATGGATGAATCAAATAATACAGCTGAAACAATTGATCGCAATCAATTAGTAGGTGCTATTTACTTACAACCAACTAAAACAGCAGAATTTATTATTCTTGATTTCAACATTACTCCAACTGGTGTTCAGTTTGCGTAAAAAATAAATTAATAATATTTATATCAAACAATAGATAAAATGGCAGTATTAAATCCGAACGAAATCATGTTCACAGCGTTTGAACCTAAAGTTCAAAACCGCTTTATATTATATGTAGATGGTATTCCATCATATTTGATTAAAAAAGCTTCTGCTCCTGGATTTGAAGCGGGTGAAATCATATTAGATCATATTAACGTTTACCGTAAAGTTAAGGGTAAAGTTCGTTGGAATGATATGACTTTAGAATTATACGATCCCGTAGTTCCTTCTGGTGCTCAAGCAATTATGGAATGGGCTCGTTTAGCTCACGAATCAGTAACTGGTCGTGATGGTTATTCTGATTTCTATAAAAAAGATTTAACATTAGACATTTTAGGTCCTGTTGGTGATGTAGTAAGTGAATGGATTATTAAAGGTGCTTATTGTAAAACAGTTACTTTCGGTGATTATGATTGGACAGCTGATGCAGCTATTAGCTTATCAGTTACACTCTCTATGGATTACTGTATATTGAATTTCTAATATATTCATTAATAATAGAAAGGTGCTAAAGAAATTTAGCGCTTTTTTTATCAAGTTTATAGGAGATATATATTTATATCAAACAATGTTATAATAATATGGAACAAAATTATGTTACAAACGTAGGCCCTGCTGAACAGCCTAAATTTAAATTCCCTACAGAAATCGTTGAGTTACCTTCTAAAGGTTTATTATACCCAGAAGGAAATCCTTTAGCTGAGGGTAAAGTAGAAATTAAGTATATGACCGCTAGGGAAGAAGATATTCTTTCTAACGCTAACTATCTTCGTCAAGGTGTAGTTATTGATAAATTACTTCAGTCATTAATCGTTACTAAAATTAATTACAACGACTTATTAATTGGTGATAAAAACGCTATATTAATTGCTGCTCGTATTTTAGGTTACGGTAAGGATTATGAGTTTGAATATGAACACCCTGATTGGGATGGTGTTAAAAAAGTAAGTGTTGATTTAACAACATTAGAAAACAAACCATTAAGAGAGGATTTAATTACTAAAGGCGTTAATTCATTTGAATTTACTCTTCCCAGTACAAAAACATTAATTACCTTTAAAGCATTAACTCACGGCGATGAACAAGCAATTGAGCGTGAAATTAAAGGTTTACAAAAAGTAAATGCAGCCTCTTCTGAAGTATCAACAAGAATGAAATATACTGTCACTTCAGTAAATGGTGATACAGATAAAAAAACAATACGTGAGTTTGTTGACAACTATTTCTTAGCTAAAGATTTAAGAGCATTCAGACAATATTATAAAGAAGTTATACCTGATGTCGATTTAAAGACTACTATTGAAGTAGACGGCTACGTAGTGGAGGACGTAGAGATGTCAATTGGAGTTAACTTTTTTTGGCCTGACGTCAACATATAGAATTAATCTATTCCGCACAATTCATGAAATGGTGTTTCATGGGGGTGGTGGATATGATTGGCATACTATATATGAAATGCCCATTTGGTTAAGAACATTTACGTTTAATTTACTTGAAGAATATTACGATAAACTTAAAGAGCAACAAGAAAACCAACAAAATTTAATGGTTAATAAACAAACCACTAAAAAAGAAATAGCTCGACCAAATATAGCATCTAATTCAACATACACATCAATAAATAAGGCACCTAAAAATTAGGTGCCTTAATATTTATCTACATGGCAGATGATAATAAAAATTCAGGAAATAACATAGAAAACGCAAAAAAGCGTATTAAAGAACTAGACGCTGAAATTAAGCGTTTAGGTGGGGAAGGGTTTAAGAATATTGATCAATTCGTACAATCGTTAGGAAATAATCTTGAAAACGCTACCCGACAAGTTAAATTGATGGAGGGTGAGGTTGATGATTTAAGGAATACATTTTCAAACATTGCCGATACTCTTAAAAATATAGTTGCTGATATAAATGGTAGTGTAAAAACATCTACTTTATTAACACGTAATTTTAATAAATTAGAAGATTTATCTAGAAAAATCCAAAATCATAAAGAGGATGAAAATGTTCTTACTGTTAAAGAATTAAAAGAAATTGAAAAAAAAGTAGCTGCAGAAAAAAAAGCTTTAGATGCTAATCTTAAACAAGCTCAAATAGATAAAGAAAATTGGAAGCGAAAAATTGAATCAGGAAAGTTAACAGCTAAGCAAGAAAAAGCTGCCGTTGAAGAGATTAAAAAATTATCTGAATACGAAACAGAAATTCTTGAGGCCCAAAAAGATAAAGAAAGTTACTATAATACCATAGTTGAAAAAACCACTGCTGCAAGAATAGAAGAAGAGCGTATCCAAAAATCTCTTGGTGTTACTGGTCAACTATTTAAAGGAATTACTGGTACTTTAGAAAAAATAGGTATTCAAAGTAAATTCTTTGAAGATATAAATAAAGATTTAAGAGATGCTGCTAAAGAAGCTGGTAGTAATCAATGGAAAGTTTTGGGAGCAGGTCTTAAAAGTATAGGTGCTGGTTTAGGAGCAGCATTAAAAGATCCTTTAGTTCAAATAACTTTAGTTATAAAATTACTTAAAGGACTTTATAATTTAGGAACAGCATATAATAAAGAAGTAGCTGAAACTGGAAAACAATACGCTTTAAATGCTCAAGGAGCTAAAGCTATGGTTAGCTACCAACAAATGCTAACAGCAAATTCCCATGATGAATACGCTACAAGAAAAGAAGTAGCTAAAGCTATGTCTGAGATAAATGATAGCATGGGTACTACTGCTTTCCTAAGCCAAGATATAGTTGAGGGACAACTATCATTAACTGAACTTTATGGTTTACAAGCAGATGAGGCTAATAATATTACCAAATTTGCTCTTTTAAATAATACTACTCAAGAAGATATTGTTAAATCAGTATCATCTCAAAATAAAGGACTTTTAAATTCTAAAAAAGTATTACAAGAAGTAGCTAAAACAGAAGGTCAATTATCTGCTTTTTATAAAAATGATCCTAAATTAATTGGTGCCGCTGTTATCCAAGCCCAGAAACTAGGATTAACATTAGAAAAAACTAAGGGTATATCTGATGCTCTTCTTGATATTGAATCTTCACTTCAAAATGAATATGAAGCAGAAGCATTAATTGGTAAAGATATTAATTTAAACCAAGCAAGATATCTCGCCATGCAAGGAGATGCTGCGGGGGCGGCTGCTGAAGTACTTAAAAATATAAAAGGCTCAGCTGAATTTACTAATATGAATAGAATTCAGCAAGATGCTTTAGCTAAATCATTAGGCATGTCCGCTGACGAGTTAGCAAATTCTCTTGTTTCTCAAGAACGATTAAATAAATTAGATAAAGAACAAAAGAAAGTATATAATGAAATAAAAAAGACTAGAGGTGAGGCAGCAGCACAACAAGCTTTACAAGCACTTCAAGAAGGTAAAAGTCTTGAACGTTCAAAAGCGGCACTAGATACTCAAAAGCAAATGGATGCTGCCATTGAAAGAATGAAAGAATCTTTAGCAGCAGTAGTAGCAGGTCCTATAGGAGGATTTGTTAAAGGTTTAGCTATAGGTGTTGAAAAAGTTTCTTGGCTTATTGGAAAATTAGCTGGTATTTTTGGAATGGGTAAAGGTGAAGGTGTAGGTAAAGCTTTAGGAATGATAGTAGGTGGAGCCGGACTAATTGTCGGGTTAGTAGCAACTGTTGGGTTTATAAAAGGCGTGATTCAGAACTATGTTTTAAGAAAAACAAAACATGATGGTTCTTCACCTTTCCAAGCTTTATATACTCAAGATATTAGTGGTGGGGCCTCTGGAGTTGGCACCTCCACCTCCACCTCCTCCTACGGAAAAAATAAAAAAGGGAAACAAAGGAGAGTACCTCGAAAAACCCCGGGAATAAAACCCACTAAGTTCCCCAAGGGAAAGTTGGGATGGCTGGCAAAGGGTTTTCAAGGTTTAAAAGGTTTAGCCCCAACCGCTCTATCGTTTTTAGGTGGTGGTTTTCCGATGCCGATGGGTGGTATGGAAGGTGGAGGGGGTGGTGGAGGTGAAATGGGAACGACCAGTTCGGGGTCGGATTTAACTACCCAGGCAACACCCCAAAGGAAAGCGCAATATAGAGATCCTGTAACAGGTCAATTTGCTAAAAAACCAACTCCAAAGAAGAGAGGTTTGTTTAGGAGGTTGTGGGGAGGAATAAAAAGTGCAGGTAAGTGGGCTTGGGGCGGTATTAAAAAATTAGGAAAAGGTGCTTTAAATCTGGCTGCAAAGCCTGTTAAAGCTGCTTTAAAAGGTTTAAGTAAATTTTTAGGACCTATTATGGTTGCAATAGGAGGAATTGGTAATATAGCAAGTATAGTAAGTGATGCTAAAGCTAGAAAAGCAGCAGGTGAAAAAGTAGATACTGCTATATTAGGTAAAGATATAATAAAAAGTGCAGCTTATCCTATTGCAAACTTGTCACTTAATTTAATCCCCGCAGTGGGTCCTGCAATAAGTTTAGTTGATGCTCTTTTAGGTACATTTGGTTTATCACCAATTAAATGGCTTACAGATAATTTAATTGATTGGTTACCTGATAATATATTTAAAGGTTTAGGTGATTTTGCTTTAGGTGAAAAAAAAGCAATGGCTGCCGGTGGTATAGTAACTGGTCCTACTAATGCTTTAGTAGGTGAAGCTGGTGCTGAAGCTGTAATCCCACTCAGAGAGTTTTATGCAAAAATAGATGAATTAATATCAGCAGTTAAACAAGGTGGTAACATATATTTAGATGGTGTTGCCGTTTCAACTAGATTACAAACACCAATGGCAATAGCTACTCGAAGAACAGGATAATAAAATATTTATATAAAATAATAAAAACATGGCACAAATTCTTGATCAAGCAACAACATCAACATTAAGTTTACAAGGTAAAACTCCCGATACTGCCGCGAATGCTTTGCCATCTTCTACTAATCAAACAGTAAAAGGATTGGAAAAAGCAATGTTAGATTTACCAGTGGCAAACCCTGAGAAGTATTTGGATAAAAAACCTCAATAACAAGTGAATGCCCTTAATAGATTTAAAATCAGATCTAACAAATTTAAAGTTTGGTAATGACCGCCCTGGAGGCGGCAATAGTGGGCTTCCTTACATTAAAACATATTTACCCAAAAATGATTTTGCTATTGACCAGCTGGGATTTGCTGCTGGGAAATATAGTATAGATTTTCCAATTAGAGGGGGTGCTAAAGCAGTTACTGATATAGCAACTGATACTTTACGTATTACTAAATTTTTAGGTGATTTACAACGTGGTCCTTTCTTTGTTGCTAAACAAGTAGGACTTCAACTATCAAATCCCCGAACAGAAGCAGGTAGTGTTTTAGGTAATACCCCATATACTCAAGTTTATGTACCTACAAATACATTAGCTCAAATTGGGGTTCAAGGGACAGGAATACATTGGGATAGACCAGGTATTTCTCCTAAAACTAATAATCAGTTAAAATATGCTTATGTTGTTGGCCAGCAAGTAGTAACTAATAATGATGCAACAAATCGATTAGTTGCTTTATACAAACTTAAAATTAATCAAAACGCAGGAGAGGTAGATCCATTATTAGTAAAAAAATTAGGTTTAGATAATAAAACACAACTTAATTTATTTGGATATCCTAATGGGCCTGAAACTACGTATGGCCTAGGTAAAACAATTATCCCTAGGTTTGAAACTACTACTCCATCATCGGCTTCAATATCTCAAAATCCATTTTTATATGGAACACGTCCTAATCCTGCACAGGTTTTAGATTATAAAAAATATATTACTGCTTCTGATGCTTATATGGAACAAAGTGGAGATGATTTTAATCTTGGGTATGTTCAAGCTCAAGGTAGTTCCTCTTTAGATAATATAGGACAACAATCGGATGTTGTAATAAATAATTATTCACAATCTCCACACCCTGTTAATTTCAGTTTAATAACAGGTTCAAAACCAGTATTTGACTATTCAAGATACATATCAGCTCAAAATGTATTTGTTTCCGAATCTAAAATAGTAGTAATAAGTGGAATTGAAGCAAATGGTTCAACTTTTAAAGCAACATCTCAACAAAAAGATATTACAATAAATAACTATGACACAACTCCTTATCCAACAGTATTCAGTAGTTCTTTTGTTCGTACTTTTAAAACACTTCCGGCGGGCACATCATTTCCTCCATATCCTGATGAACCTGGTGTTGCAAAAACAGCTTATAAATTATATAAATCACTTGATTCTCCTCCATTAGAAGAAAGTAGAAGTAAAGATATATTAAAGGAGGGAGGTGCTTCTAATTTTTCTTCTACTTCTGGATATACTTTTACTTATAATTTAATTAAAAAAAGAGGAGAGGAAGCTCAAAACAATAGGGGACAAATCCCTCAAGATTTTAGAAAAATATTAATAGATAATAACATTGGTAAAACCTCATTATATAGCTATGATTATGAAAGTTCTAGCATAAACATGCAAGGAAGAATTGGATTAGCTAATTCAGGGTTAACTACTTTTAATCGTTCTAAAATTACTAATGTTGATGAGTCAACACAAGATAAAATAACTATGATATCACTAACTAGTTCTCTTATTCCTGGAGAAGAAAGTGCTAGAGATTTAGTTAAATTCTGTATTGAAGGAGTAGATAATAATAATCCAGTAAAAACAACTAAAATTCACTTACGTGCATATGTAAAAGGGTTTACTGATAATCATAGTGCCGAATGGAGTAGTTTTAGATACACTGGCCGAGGTGACCAATTTTACACTTATCAGGGTTTTACAAGAGAAGTAGCTTTAAGTTTTTCATTACCTGCTCTTTCAAGACCAGAAATGAAGCGTATTTATCAAAAAGCTAATTATTTAATTTCATTATGTTATCCTGATTATAATTCTTCAGGATTAATGAGAGGTAATATTGTATTATTAACCTTTGGAGATTATTTGTATAGGGTGCCAGGAATATTAAAATCAGTAAATATTACTATTCCTGATGAAGCTTCTTGGGAAATAGCTATGACTGAACCAGAAAAAGGACCAGATGATGATATGTATGAATTACCTCAACTTTTGGAAATAAGTTTGTCATTTACACCTATTATGAGTATATTGCCAAGGAGGGGAGCTGGTGTAGCACTAATTACTCCTGCTAAAAAGGATAATAAATTCTTACGTGAAGTAGCAGCAGTAAAATAATAAATTATGTCAGATAGATATTTATTTATACCTGTAGAAAAAACAACAATTAGCGATGATAAATCACCTTCGGCTAGACCTGTAGGTACTCAATATTATCGTCCAACATATTATCCTAATATAGTTGTTACTGAACAAGATAATTATATTATCACTAAAAACACAGACCGTTTAGATTTAATTGCTTCTGATTTTTATGGTGATTCAACTTTATGGTGGATACTTGCTATGGCTAATAACTTAAATGGAGATTCAATATATCCAGGAAACGGAATACAATTGCGAATCCCTGCTAATTTAAGTTTAGTATTAGCTGAATATAATCTTGATAATTCAACTTCGTTATAATATGGCCGCTTTAGACTATACAAATGTTATTGGAAAAAACTTTTCTAAGTATGTTGTAGATCAATTTCATCAAAGATCAATTGTTTTAGCTAAAGGAGCTCAAGTGCAAAGATCTAACGCAGAATTACAATGGTTAACTAACAGATCAGGATGGTTAAGAGTAACATCTAATGTTGATATTAAAGTAGATAATCCTTTAGCTTCTAAATATGGTTCTGGAGATAGTTTAGCTAAAAAATATATTTTACAAGGTGGTGTTGTATATAGTAGTGCAACTGCTAATAATGGATCCGTATTAAGAAGTGGTATAGGAGCAGATAAAGCTTATGGTGTAGGGTTTCAAAACGGGGATAGTAATGGTTTAGGGATGGGTTTAAAACCAATGCCTGGTGTAACTTCTTTTAATATTTCCTGTGATGGTCCTTATGGTGCTTTAAAAACAGCAAATATTAAAGTTAAAGCATACGATCTTGAACAATTTAATATTATTGAAACTTTATATTGTCATTTAGGATTATCTCTTATAATTGAATATGGCCATATACCTTATCTTAAAAATGATGGTAGTATTGAAACAAATGTATCAGTTATAGATGTATTTAATATTAAAGATAAAGAACAACTTGCTGCTGCTATAACTCAACAAAGAAAATCAACCGATGGGAATTATGATGCTTTATTTGGAACTTTAGTTAATTATTCTTGGTCTTCTAATAATGATGGTAGTTATGATATTGATTTAAAAGTAACAGGACCTGGTTCTGTTGTTGAATCATTAAATATTAATTATACAACTTCAAACCAGAGTAATTTACTTACACCTTCTAAACTTGCTATATATAAAGAATTTTTAAAACAATACAAGGAATCTACTCCACCCCCTCCTGCCACCCCTGCACCAGCAACAGGCACCCCTGCTGGAGATGCAGCACAAGCAGCTGCTGATGCAGAACAAGCAGCTGAACGAAATTTTTTACCTGGGGTTATAGCATCAAGAAATAATTCAATCATTCATAGACATTTATATTCATTGTATGAGAATGCTTTAACATCTAGAGAAATAATAAACCCAGCAGATGGAGGTGGAGGAGAGAGGGCTATGCGAGCAACAATTACACCAGTTCTTACTAATAATATTTTCACTGAAAATAAAAAGTATAACTTTTTAACGCTAACTGCTGGTGGATTTTCAGGTAATCAATTAGCATTAAGAGGAAACAATTTTGCCGCTATATCAGGGCAAGTTCCTTTAAAAGACATACCTTTAATTGATCCTAGCTTGTTTTCTTTATTTGCCGTTGCTTATGTAACTAATCCTGATCTAGGAAAAACTTCTTCTGATGCTGAAACAAAGGACCAACTTCCTAAAGTTTATATTCCTTTTGGCTACTTTTTAGCTATTATTCAATGTTCAGGAATGATATATAATACTTCAAAGGGAGATAAGGATGATAAAACAAAACCCTTTGTTTATCTAGATTTTAATAACAAAACAAATTTTTGTTTTGCAAACCCTTACTCAGTATCAATAGATCCTAATGTATGTTTAGTTAATATTGCTGATGGTAATGTTTTAAATGGTTATTTATTTGGAGGACAAGCAACAGGAAAAGACGGCAAACCAATATTAAAACCTACTTTAAGTCAAATAGGAGCTGATAATAAATACGATCCTGATGCTGATATATTAAGTAAAAAAATTACTGCTTTTGTAAAATTCTGGAACGAAGACCATCAGGGATCTTTGATGAATGTTTTATTAAATATAGAATATATAGTAAATAAAATGGATGCTTTAGCAGGTACTGAAGCAGATAAATCTGTTAAGTTAGATAAATTTTTACATGAAATTCTTCAAGACGTTAATAATGCTTTAGGAGGTGTAAATGAATTTAGAGTAGCTTTTAATGATGAATCTTATTGTATTCAATTAATGGATGATCAAAGAATAGGTCAACCTGCTAAACCTGCTATAATTGATGTTATTGGTTTAAGTTCAATTGTACAAAATTATAGCTTTACATCTAAAATATCTCCTAAATTAGCTTCAATGTTAATTATTGGATCTCAAGCTGCTGGGAAAAGTACAAAAGCAGCAGGTATAGATGCTAGTGCTATTGGTAAATGGAATGAATATGTTAAAGACAGAATAATGCCTGTTAAAGTAGATTCTACAGATGAAACAGGTACTTCAGGAACTTCAGGTTCCTCAGGCACAAGCGGAGAGGAGGGGGCACCTGAATCTCCAGATGACCAATTATCACGTCATATTAAAGGAATATATCAATTATTTAAATATAGTGAAGAAGATATTGAGGGAGCTAGAACAACATTAAAAGAAAAATTATTAGCAATAAAAGCAGATTCAGAAGATACTGAAGCAGCAGCACTTATTCCTTTAGAAATGAGTATAAAAATGGATGGCATTTCAGGAATACTAGTAAATCAAACATTTGTTATTCCTCCTGAACGTTTACCTTTGTCATATCGAGAGGAAAGTGGAAAAACTAAATTAGGATTTATTGTTTTAAAAATAGAAAACGCCATAGAAAATAATCAATGGGTAACAACTCTTTCAGGACAAAGTTTAAATTTAAAAGACGCAGTAGATGCTTCTGTAAAAAGAATTACCACTCAAACAAAGATAGCAACCCCCTCTCCTTCTCCATCAGCGGCTCCAGCACCAGCGGCCGCTCCGGCAGCAGCTCCTCCTACAACTACTGATCCTACTGTTCAAAAAAATGAACAAGAAAAATTGGAAAGTATAACAGTAAAAAATAGTGGTAAAAATACTACAGCTAATACTTATACTTATTTACCTAAAACCACTACTAAAAAAGAAGTTGATGTATTTGTATTTTATCCAGGTGTTGATATTGGGGGAATAGTTGGAAGAGATTATATGCCTAAAAAAGTTACAGCTGCCGCACCTGATTGGTTTGATAAATATGTCTTAGTATTCCCAACAACATGGGCTACTCTATATTCAAGTGTTAAAAAAGAATACCAAGAACTATTAACTAAAGCAGGATTAACTCAAAGAACATTAAACATAGGTATTTATTCAGGAAGTGGAAATAATAGTGCTAGTGTATTATCAGCAGTTAAATCATCAGGAAAAGAACTTAGAAACTTTATAATAATGGACCCTGTACCGTCAGATAATTTAATATCAGCAGTGAAAGCAGTTATAGCTAGAGGAGGAACATTCCAGTATTTATATTATAATCCTAAGGCGTGGGAAATTACCACAGCAGTTATAGCTAGAGGAATCGTAGAACGTATTAGAGAAGGTTTTTATGGAGGGGTTGATAGCAAAGGACAATTATTTGGAAATATTAAAGATTTAGTAGATGCGGGGGCTGGTAAAGTAGGAATAACAAAAGTATCTACACCACACTATGATATACCTACTGCTATATTAAAAGCTTATAAATCACAAATAGAAAAAAGTTTAGGATAATGGCTCAATATTTTCCAAAAAATAGAATAATAAATAACCTGTATACTAATGGTGATAAGTTTATTAATCCAATAACTAAAGAACCATATGTAGGATACTATTATGAAACCTATGACGGGAAACGCAAAATGGGGAAAAACCCAATGGAGGGTTCATCTGCTCCTCTAGAACCTATAAGTGCTGCTACTTCTAATCCTCAAATTCCAAATAATCAAAATAATGATATCTATTCTGTACTATCTAAAGGAAGGGCAGGTGCCTCTAATTCAGTTATAGGCACACTAAAAGAACCTTTACCTTATTTTCCTAAACCAACCCCTCAAGACTATAATAGAGGATATTTTACACGCTATGTAGCCAAAAAAAGAAATTCACCTAACTCTATATTTTTAGAAATAGACCAGCCTACATACAATGATTTATTGTATAAAGGGGGAGTATATAATTACCCAATGTGGGCTGTAACTTCTATATTTTGGCAAATTACAGGCCCATTACGTGATAATAAAGAAAATAAAGATTATCCCCGAGCAGGAATAATTAATACTAATAAACGAATTTTAATAACAAAATCAAAAACTTATCCTAGTATTGAAAAGTTTTTTTCTAATTTAACCCAATTTGCTGTTTTAGAATCATTAGAGGTAATTTCTGGACAATATACTGGGGGAAATGAATTAGAATATAAAAGTAATGGAAAAGAATATATTGGTTATTATCATGTAAGGGGGAATGGGGATATATTCAACGGAGCCACTACCGCCCAATCAGAAAATATACTTCTAAAACCTATGAACACAACAGTAGCTGGTTCTATTTCATTACTATTAGATAAAACACTAAAAGAAATTCGAGCTCAAAATATGGCTAGTTTTGGAAATCTAAAAATATAGTATTATATTTATAGAAACAAAGGTTATGTTTTATATTATTGAGACTGAGAACCAACTCAGTCAACTACATACTGATTGTCAAAATTGTTTTATTAACATAATTCCGCTTAATGATAATTTTCATCCTAAGCTGAGTGAAACCTGTTTAATATACTATAAATGTCCTACATCAAAAGGTTATTTGTTTACTATTAACCATAGTGAGGCATTTAAACTACCATTACAATCAGTATTAAACTATCTTACTAAAAAACACGAACGCATATATACGTTAGATAAAAAAGCAACTAAATACCTAATTGGTGATGAATTACCTATTATTGATGTAAACTTTATATTACCTGAAGCACTTAAAGAAGAGACGTTTAATACTATACTACACGATCATTTCTATAATAAGTTTTTTCATCTAAAAAATATTAATAGTATTATTCCCCTTTCTAAACATTATGAAAAACAAGAAAACATATTTAATAATATATCTTGGTGTTTAGGATTAATGCCTAATGATTATTTAAATAATGATTATACTGATGTATTTTATAATATAGAAAAACAAGGTATTGGGTTTGATGATAAATTACTTAAAAAACATTTTGAATTTAATTGGATAAACTATTCAATCTCAGCTAATCATATATATGGATATTTTAATTTATACAA